AACTGCGTTTTTCACAGTTATTTTTTCTTCTTTTTACGTCTATGTTGATAACTTATCTTTTTACTACCTGTTTTTTCTCTTTTAAACCTAGCTTTTTCTGCTGCTGTCATCTCTCCTACTGTCTTAGGTGTCTTACTTGAGACACGTTTGCTAGGTCTACAGGCAGGATAGCCTCGTTTTTCGCCTTTTGAACGACCACAAGGCTTACCAGTTTTAACATCAACCCAATTTTCCTTAAACCAACGAGTCAGACCACCTTTGGCTCTAGGATTAGGTTTACTTTTTGCCACGCTTTTTCTCCACTCGGTAAGTACCGCCACGTTTTTTGTACTCTCGTACAAGCCATGCGTTAGCGTAAGCAGATGGATAAACTTTAAATTTACGTTTAGCCTCTGCTTTTACCCTAGAGTATAACGCTTTATTTACAGGAACATTCACTACGCTTTTTACCTCCCTTCTTTTTCTTCTTTTTTTTCTTAGTTGTAGAGTGGTACATAGTAAGAA